CATGGACGGCAAGGTTCGACTCCTTGCTTGTGCGCTACCCCGGCAGAGGTTCATCTGCCTAAATCCATACAGTGGACACGCTGTTAAAAAATACGTTAAGGAGGACATATCATGAAAAACATTATTGAAATTTGCAAGGAATTTGGCCTGGTTGTGCCGCCAGAAAGACACAGAGAGCTGTACAAAAAGATTCACGAAAATTACATCACTAAGGCAGAGCATGAAAAGAAAATGCAGAAGTTGAGAGAAGAATTGACAACAGGCAATCAAAGGAATTAGCCGTTCTGTATAGGCAGCTTCCGGGTTCAATCCCCGGAACGGCTTTACTGGGCGCAGTATACACGCTTACTCACAGACCGGGGACAGCCCGGTATAAACAAATGTATGGAGGACATGGAGCATGAAAAGTATTGAGCAGATTTTGAAAGACGCAGGACTGGAAGTAACGGAGGAGCAGAAAAAGGCTGTCAATGATGCCGTAGCCGAGAACTATAAGCCTATTGCTGATTACAACAAGCAGGTCAAGAAGCTGGAAGCGGCAGAAGCAGACCGGGACACTTACAAAGGGCAGCTTGACACGGCAAATGAAACCCTGGAGAAGTTTAAGGACATCGACCCGGAGAAACAGGAGGAGGAAATCCAGAAGTATAAACAGGCTGCAAAAGAAGCGCAGGACATGGCTACGAAGCAGATTTTGGAGCGTGACAAGCGGGATTATCTGAAAGGCGAGTTTGACAAGCTGAAAATCGAATCTGTACGTGTTAGGGATTCGCTTATGCGTGAAATCATGGGCGAAGACGGCTTGAAGTGGAAGGACGGCGCATTTATGGGGCTGTCGGACTATCTGGCAAAGTAGAATGAAAAAGACCATTTCTACCAGACCGAAGCTTAAAAGGCAGAGGCCGAAGCCAAAGAGAAAGCCGCCGGAAGTGCGCCGAAGTTTACGGACAAGTCCGAGCCGAAGCAGACCCCGGCAAAAGATACCAGTCCGGCTCCTGTGATTTTCTAAATCGAGTACCGGCTTACGTTTGAGTAAGTCGCTGACCCACACACCTTTTAAAAATTATGGGTAGAAAGGATTTTATTATGGCTATTGATTCATTAAATCTTGTAAAACTTTCCGATTTGGCAGGAACCGAAGACGGAAAACTGAAACTTGCAGAGGAATATAAGGGCATTATTGAGAATGTCGGCAGGCGGACGATTTCAAGCCTTTTCAAAAATCAGAGATTATCCGGCGACCCGCAGGCAGGAACGCTTGTGGCGAAAAGATTTGCTTCTGCAAAATCAGAAGAATACGGCACGGCAAGGGCGGCAAGAAAAGGAAAGCCCGGCAGGGGATTTGAGGTTGCCGTAGACATCGACATCGACAAGGAAATCATGGAGGAATACGAGGAAAAGGATATCCGGCTGGGCGGCATTCCTGGGCTGTTATCTGAAAGAAAAACAGCTATTACCCGTGCCATGGTTCGGGAACTGGATGAAAACTTTTTCCTTGTGGCTGTCGGCAAGCGCAAAGAGAGTGACGGCACTGTTGGGACGGTTGACGGCGGTACAGAGGTTACGGTGTCCGGCGATACCATTAAAGACCGTGTAACGGCGGTAGTGATGAAGCTGCACACTGCAAAAAATGAGTTTGTGGACGGCATCGAGAAAGAGGATATTCACGTTGTCCTGTCCCCGGAAGCCTACGAGGAAATGCGGGACTACATCGACACAAAAGGCAACGCAAATGTTCAGACGGACGTTGCGGAGTTCGGGCGGTATCACGGTGCATGGATTTACTCCAATGTTCATCAGCCGGAGGGAGTTGAGATTATCGCTATGTGTACCGGGGCGATTGCGGAGCCGGTTATGGCAGACGAATACCAAGCAAAGCAGATTGAGCTTTCCAATGCGTATGCAATCGGCATGTTCTTCCACTACGGCTGTAAGGTTGTTATGCCTGACCTGATTTTCTACAGCAAGAAACCGGGTGCATCCAGTGCAAGCGAAACCGGCGAGGAATCTGGCGGCACGACAAGGGCAAAGAGTACGAAGCTGTCATAAAAAGCAAACCGGCATGGGATATGTAAAGTATTTCATGCTGGAAATCAAATAGGAGGAAAATAAGACTATGAATTTTGGAGAAGCGTTAGAAGCAATCAAAAACGGAAAGAAGGCAAAGCGCAAGGGCTGGAACGGAAAAGAACAGTATGTTGTTTTGGCATACATGAAAACATGCGCCACTAAATCTGGAGAGGTAGTTATTGACCCGGAGCATGAAAACATTGGAAGCAAATTCCTGATGTTTGTCGGCACAAGCGGCTACCAGTGCGGCTGGCTTGCTTCCCAGGCTGATATGTTGGCAGAAGATTGGGAAATCGTGGAGTAGCCCATGGGATATGTAACCTACGACTACTACAAAAGCATATACGGCGAGGATTCCATGCCGGAAACCGACTTTAACCGGCTGTCATGGGAGGCTTGCCGGAAAGTGGACACTCTCACGCTGAATAAGCTGAAATTCGCATTCCCGACCAATGAGGACGATGCAGAAGCCGTCCGGCGGTGCGTCTGCAAGCTGATTAAGATTGCCGGGCAGATTGAAGCGGCAAACAAGCGTGTGGCAGAGGGGCAGGGGTACATAACGGACGAATCCGGCGCACTCCGGGGGAAAGTGGTATCTTCCGTTTCCTCTGGCAGTGAATCCATATCATACACGGCAAAGGCAGAATCCGGCAGCACACTGATTGACACTGTTTTGTCGGACAAGGCGGCGCAGGAACGGCTATACCGTGATACTGTGAGGGAATATCTCTCACTTGTGCCGGATTCCAACGGCGTAAATCTTCTGTATGCCGGAATCCCCTACCCGCGCCGCAATGCCCCGATAAGCAGACCGCCGGAGGATAAGCCAGTGGAGAAGCAGGAGGAAAGCGAAAATGAAACTTCTTAACGGTGATTGCCTTGAATTGATGAAGGATGTTCCAGACGGTTGTATTGATATGGTTTTATGCGATTTACCGTATGGAACAATGAGAGGCGCTGATTTGGATGGCTGGGACGAAAAATCTACAGAGTGGGACAACCGTTTAAATGATGAAGATTTGTTTCGCCAATACGAAAGAGTGCTTCGCAAAAATGGAATCGCTATTTTGTTTTCACAGGAACCATACACATCTAAATTGAGGTATGAGCCAAAAACAAATTTAGAATTTTGTTATCCATTGATATGGAAAAAAGACCATTTCGCTAATCCATTGGTATCACATAATGCGCCAGTTTCATATTTTGAGGATTTAAGCGTATTTCACAAACGACACGACAGCCAATTATTAAATCCTTTAAGGGAGTATTTTCAAAAAATACTTGATTATATTGGAGTTGCAAGCGGAAAAGAAATTAACAAAATACTTGGTCATAGAAAAGCGGAGCATTGTTTTTATGTCAATACAAGCCAATTTTCTTTATGTACAGAACAAACATACATAGAATTGATAAATTCTTTCGGGATTGACAAAATGCAAGGGTTTAAAACATTTTCTGAATGTAAATTATTGAACAATAAATTCAATGAAGATTTTGCGAGAGTGTTTAATATCCCAAGCGGAAAAAAGTTTGTTGGAAATATTTTGGATTTCAAAAAAGAATCTAAAAGATTTCATCCAACGCAGAAACCCGTTTCTCTTCTTGAATATCTCATAAAGATATATACCAACGAGGGTGATACAGTGCTTGATAACTGCATGGGTAGCGGTTCGACTGGCCTTGCTTGCGTCAACACTGGAAGAAACTTTATTGGCATGGAACTATCGGAGCAATATTTTGAGATTGCAAAACAGCGGATAGAGGGGGCGGTTAATTTGGGATAGGCTATGTTGACAGCATGGTTATCTACAATCGGTACATAAACGGACTGATGGAAACAGAAACATATTTCGGCACACGGTTTGACAATGTGCGGGTGGAACTGACGCAGGGGGCAAACCAGAAAGCAAGCGGCATGGAAAACGCCAGCGTGTGCGTGGTGAAAATCCCGAATGCCAATCTGCCAAAACCGTACAAAGCCCCGGAAGTGTGGAACGACTTAACCACTGATGAAATGCTTGAGAATTTCACACTTGACACAGAGGGGAAGAATTTCTTCGTAATTGTGAAGAAAGCAGAGTTAGGCATTGACATTGATGTGCCTGTCGGACTGATAGACCAAGACGAAAGCAAGTACCCTGGCGGATTTTTTGAGTATATCAAGACCAAGTACGGCTATGCGTTCAGCGTTGATACGGTGGACGTTTACACCTTAATACCAAGATTTGAAATAGGAGGAAGATAAAAGTATGAAGTATAGAAAGAAACCCGTTGTAATCGAAGCTATCCAGTGGACGGGGTTAAATCTTGAAGAAGTAAAAGCGTTTGTCGGGGAATCTCTGAAATACGATATTCACGATGCCGCTTGGGAAGTTGGCAAAGGTGCGCCCATTGTAAATATG